AAGATCTGTTTTTTTCTTTTTGCCCTCTTCGGACTCCTCTTCCTCTTCTTCCTCTTCTTCTTCTTCTTCTTCTTCAGGTTCCTCCTCTTCAGACTCCTCCTCTTCTTTAGATTCTTCTTTCTCTACAGATTCCTCTTCTGATTCTTCAGTCTCTTCCCCTTCGTTTTCTTCTTCTGTTTCTGTAGATTCTTCTTCTTTAACAGCCTTCTCTTCGCCTTCTTCATTATTTTCTTCTGTAGGCTCGCCTTCATTTTCTTCTCCCTCGTTAGAGGTTTCTTCGTTTAACGCTTCACCCTCTTCCTCTTCACTACTCGATCCTTCACCTTCTCCTTCTTCTCCTCCTTCGTAACCTTCTTCAGACGTACCTATAACATCTCCGTAACCTTTTTCGGCGTATTCTACGATAGCTTCGGTAACGCCGCCAAAAGGTTGGAAACCAATTGTTGTCTCAGTAAAATCATTTAAATTAGAAAATACTTTATGCTCTTGTTCTGCTACAACGGCGATTTCAGTACCCTTCTCTTTTGTCGTCTTAGCTTGGAAGTAAGCCCCACTACCTATGGACATCGTACCAGCCATTCCAATTGCGCTTACTTTTTGAACTGTCTCTTGGACAAAAGCGCTTAAACCAGTGGCAGCACTGGCAGTTTGGGTGGTGGCTCCAGCAGCCGCTGCAGCAGCCGTACCTTTAGCAGCTTTATCTAAAATATTTTTATTTTTTTCAGCTATTTCTGTTAGCTTATCCATAGTAGAAGTCTCAGGCGCTTCAGCCTTCACTTCTTGATTGTTGCTCTCTGCGACTTCTCCCTCTTCCTCTTCTGAAACTTCTTCGGTTACAGTCCCTTCTTCTACTTCAGATCCACATTCTTCACAAACACAAGACTTTTTTTCTAGATGTTTTATCCTTTGAAGTAACGCCCATGCTGTTTTTCTTGCGTGGAGGTCTAAATCAGAGATGATGTCGCTATCTTCTGGATTACAGTATTTTTTAGCAAAAGCTTCCGCTTCTGAAATATCTTTACTGTGTTCGTCCATATTAATAATATATACACATATTTGATAGCGTTTTGTGTAAGTTAATTTACATGGACCTAAAAAATCTAATGAGAGAATTTATTAATGGCGGATGGGTTATTCCAATAATTGGGGCTGCAGGGATGATAGCTCGAATGCTTAACTCTAAAGTAGAATACTGTTGGAAGGAATTCGCAAAAAATGTTAGTTCTGCAGCGATACTCTCTATGATTTTATGGTTTATCCTGCATGATGCCCCCATAAGTGATTTAGTTAAAGCTGTTTCATATGGTGTTGTTGGTGTAATTAGCCCTGAAATCATAAATGGTTTGATTACATTAGCTAAAAAATATGCGAAAAACCCTGAAAAAATAATTAAAAAATAATTAAAATGGACTTTAAATCAAAAAAAGAAGTTGTTAAAACTGTTCAAAAACTATTAGGTGTTTCTGCTGATGGATCTGATGGCCCAGTCACTTGGAATGCTATACTAGCCAAGTTATCTACAGAAGAAACAGAGGTTTCTGGGAGTAGTATTTCAGAAAAAATGGTTAATTTAGCCCGTGGAGAAATTGGGGTATCAGAAATTGACGGTAGTAACTGTGGCCCAAGGGTTGACGTATATAAAGCTGCTACTTGGTTGGACCCTGATAAGGGTTGGCCTTGGTGTGCGGCCTTCATCTGCTGGCTGGTTAGAGAGGCTATCGAAGGAGAAGATGTTTCGTTTAAAAGACCTCAAACAGCAGGAGCTTGGGATTTTGAAAACTGGGCTAGAAAGCAAGGCTCAAAAGGGGTTGATTTGCGGAAGCCTACAAATGAGGACATTAAAGCTGGAGATATTGTAGTATTTACATTTTCTCATATTGGATTGGCCGTTAAAGACATCGACTCTAGTGGCTATGTTACCACGATTGAAGGTAATACTAACGGAGCTGGTAGCAGGGAAGGAGGCTCCGTTTTAGAAAAACGTAGGCATGTCTCAAAAATAAGGAGCAGAATTAGAATTTTTTAGTAGAAATAAAATCTCGTTAATGGAATATAGTTTGATGTCTAAAGTAAACATAGAAGTCGATCCTAACTATATATTCTCATACGTAGTTGGTAATTCTTTGTTTGAGCCTATAGAAAAATGTATAGACTCTACAAGGTATGAAGTTTATGACGCTTTCATCTATGATCTAAAAACTCAAAATTATTTAGATCAGAGCGAGGAATATCAAAATTTTTATTGGGAAGTCGTGAGATTAAAAAGGCTTGCTAGAGAAATGTCTTCCAGAGAGATAAAAAGTCTTTGTGAGGAGATAGCTGAGATTGCTCCAAAATACGTAGAAATATAATTATGGCTAAAAAAACATCAGGATTAATGGCTCCTACCAAGAAAAAGGTTAAGAATAAAGGGGTCCATTCTAAGAATAAAAACTCTTCCAATAAATCTAGTAAGAATTATAAGAAGAAATACAGGGGGCAAGGTCGATAATATTATGTTCCACAGTATAATCAGTAAATTAATCAAGAATCTTCAGGCTTCGTTAAAGGACTTGGAGGATTTGAAGGGTGAGGTATCTAGCGTTGGCATTGGATCGTCTAGCGTTGGCGTTGGATCGTCTAGCGTTGGCGTTGGATCGTCTAGCACGGGGATCGGATCGTCTAGCACGGGGATCGGATCGTCTAGCGTTGGCGTTGGATCGTCTAGCGTTGGTATCGGGTCGTCTAGTACGGGCATCGGATCGTCTAGCGTTGGCGTTGGATCTTCCTCTGTTAATTCTAGTGAGGCATCAACTCCTTTTAAATTCGGTCATATTGCTGAATATACTGGTGATCAGGTCTTTTGGCCTAGATTTAAATATCTACAAGGCGAGATAGTAGGGAATCTAACTAAGACGCGAACTATGGGTTTAGACGATAGTGGGGTTATACATTCTTTAGGTTATAAATCTGATATGCATATCGAGACTGATACATCTACAGATTCCATAAAAAGAAATAGTGTGGGTTATAAAGGGTTTATCGGGAATGTCGAAGCTTCTGATGGTTATACATATTTCTTACCATCTTACCAGACTTCGATTGGTAAATTGAGTAGGAAGACAGGTTCTATAACTTTAGAAAAGAAATTCACTTCTTGCCCTCAAGTTAGATCTGGAGCAGAAGGTAATGATGGAATTATCTATATGCCATCTTACACAAAGACCTTAAATATTTTTTCTTATAACACAAATACTGGGAAAGTGGCATCTACAACCCCACAAAAGCCTAGTCGTTACACATTTTGTAATCATATCTGGGGAGCAGCAGTAGATAAGAAAGGGGAGATCTACATGCCTCAAACATTAGGTACTAGCGTAGCTAAGATTGATAAGTTCGGTATCTTTTCTTACTTGGATGGGCCTCCAGTTACTTCTGGGGTTTCAGGTTGGACTCATAAATACGTTGGCGCGACTTATGTAGAGTCTGTTGACAAAGTGTTTTGTTTACCAAGGCAAGGTAAGAAGATTTTAATTATTAATTGCGCTGATGACACATATGAGGAGGTTGATTTACCAGTGGACTATCTTGCAGTAGCTAACAAAAATAAAAACTTTCATGGGTTCTTGGCTCCTGATGGTTGGATTTACAGCGCATTCTGGGCAGACACTAAGTGTTTTCGGATTAATCCAGAAACTTATGAGATACAGTGGAAAGATTACGAGTATGAATTTATGGATGGTCATTTAACAGCTAAAGAGGGTTCTGGCATCATGAGTTTAGGCACAGGGTATTCAACCGCTGCTTTAGTGAGCGGTAATAATGTTTACCTTGGCTTAGCTGGTACTTCTAGAGCTATCAAGCTTGAATTCTAAAAATGAAAAACTATAGGCAGGTCCATATAATCGCCAAAGATAGAGGTTTTAAATACGAACCTGTCTCAAATACTCCAGAGTTTCACGATGAAAAAGGGGCTTTAGATTATTGGGCTTATAATAAAAACAGAATACAGGATTCTAATTTTTACGATGACCCTATTGTTATTATTAGGAGAGAAGTGAATAATGTGCTTGCCAAAGAACTTTGAGTCCCTATAATGGGGGGCGTATGACAAAGACAATATTATTCTTATCTGTTTGTTTGCCCTTATGGGGTGTAGCTGCTTGGCATGGTTATAAAGAACCAAAGGTTAAAATTAAAGAGACTATCAAGGTCGTTGCGCCAGAGAAAGTGGATGCCCATGTTACCCTTACTAAATGGCAGCTAGATAAAATGCTTAGTTGGTATGGTGAAGATGCCCATCCTGCTGATGCTGTGAGGTTTAAAACAATAGTTAAGAGCGATGGGGAGGGTTGGAGGATCTCCTCCACCCATTTAGCTAAGGGATCAGAACCATCTCCTGTCCCAGAAGGTAAGTATTTTGTTATCGATTCGTCTTATGTAGACCATGCGGGGGATTTCAAATCCTGTGTGGAATATGCTGATAGTTATAAGAATTTTCATGATTATATTGTAATTAGTGCAGAATGAGTTTTAGGTACGATAGTAGGATTATTGGCCCTAACGGTTATAAAGAGTTGATGATTGCTGTTTTGAATGAACATGACAACCCTATTGATTCCTGTTGTCACAAGTTAGATTCTCCAGATATCTATGACATTGAGAGTGCTGAGACTGGAGCGCATAAGTTTGGTATTCAAGGGTGGGATCTAGATCCTGCTGATCAATATCAAGGCTACGCCACAAAACAAATTGGTTCATAATTACTTAAAATAGTGTAAATTACAGTATGGACGTAATTATTCAACTGGTTCAAGATAATCCTTGGTTTGGCGTAGTGACTGCTGGAATTGCTTTTGCATCTGCAATCGCTGCTGCAACCCCAACCCCAAAAGAAGGGACGCTCTGGGCAAAAATCTATTCGATAATTGACTGGGCGGCTCTAAATGTTGGTAAAGCCAAAAATAAATAGTCTAGTTTCTCCTAGATCAACCTCCTACCTGTAATGGGTAGGGGGTTTTTTTTATTTTTTCTTGCAATTTTTAATTACTTATATAGTATATTTATATGATTTCTAATAAAGCTAAAGGTCTGTCAGGTTCTAGTCATGTTGCTCACACTAAGAAGCTCATGGATGAGTCTACAAAACGTTACCATCACTCATGCTTGTCGGCTGGGTTGGTAATAAAGAAGACGGGTAAGATGCAAGACATCGGCCATGTCGATTTTATCGTAGACGGAGAGACTGTAGACTTAAAAGGTATTAAGAACTCTACGCGAGAAGGGAGAATTCTTTTAGAGTTTACTAATGTTAATGGCAAGACTGGTTGGTGTAATGAGAAAGGCACTCCCGTTTGGATAGCTTTTGATGTAGGGGCTTTTTTCCTTCATGTTAAAAACATCGATCTTTACAATCTAGCTAAAGACAAATGCGATATGCACGATAGGGTAACTAAAGTCAGCGATTGTTTGTATAAAGGATACCAGCGTAACGGTAGAAAAGATTGGATGTCTATGGTGACGTTGGAAGATGTCTTGTCCAATTGTGAGTATTGGTTTTTGCCCTATCAAGAATA